CTTGTGCTTTGACTTCGCCCGCCAATGGCTGGTGTTGTTGGGGTTTAACTCCTTCGGCGGCCACGGTAGAACCACAGTCATTGGATTTTCTTTTTGCATCTTTTACGGCCTCAACGACTCGCGCCCGGGCGGTCGCCGTTTGGAATTGGAATGGGGGTCGATAGTCTTCCGGTGGCATTTCGATCAGCTCCAGGTATTTCGGCTGCAGCACGACGCCGTCTCGCGGGTTATCAGAAAACTGAACGTCGATCCGGCAAAAGTGGTCGATCTTGCTGGTCACCCGGTGCTTAACAACGACCCCGACGCATCCGGTTGGCGTGCGGACAACGCACCCCAGTGGAAAATCCTCTAGTTCTGCATTGCTATTCATCCGACCAACCTCCTGATAGTGTCGTTCAATACAGACAGCTCAGACTTTTTGAGTACATTCCAGATGCGTTTCTGCCCGTGGATACCGTTATGGCCACCCCGGTGGCAGTCAGCACATAGTGGGATTGCCGTGTATTGCTGGTGCTGCTCAACGTGGTGCGCCTCGGATGGCGCGTCGGCGCCACATACACCGCAGGGCATTTCCTTAATCGACGACAGGTGCGCTTTTTCTTTGGCGGTTAGCTGGTTATTCACGCTGCCACCTCATCCGGGTACACAATCACGCCGCGATCTGCGGCCACCGAATGCAGGAATTCCAGGAATTCTGAAAACGCCTTCTTGCCAAACTTGCTGGTGCGCTGGCCTAGCATCACCATTCCACCGTTGAGCCCCATAGCTAGGCGTGGCTGCTCTTGGCGGAATGCGGCAGTCAGCAGATCCTTCCATTCTTCAGCGGTCAACTTGCTCATTACGCCATTAACAGGCCATTCCAGTTGCTCAGAGAAGGCCTCCAGAATCGGCCACATGGCTGCGTTCTGGTCTAACGAACGGCCAGGCTCACGGATCTCGACGCGGTAACCATCCGGCGCAGTCGATACCGCGTTGATTGCATTCACCCTGGCCACGTCATGCGCCAGCACGAAAATGCGCTTCTGCGTCATGCCGCTCTCCGGCGTGCCGCAATACGTTTGCTGTATTCACGGACAATCATCTTGGTTCCAGCAATGGTCACGGGCTCCAGGCAGATACGCTCGCACGCCTTGTTTTCATCCATGGCGCCACGTTGGTAGGCCTGTTCACCGATATGGTTTACCGCGTCAATAGCAAACGATTGCAGTAGGTTGGCCAGGCGCTCAGCGCTGAAGATGTAAGCGCCAACCTGTTGGCCTTTCTCTTGGTGATACGCTGCGCCGTGCTCCAGCGCCAAGGCATGAATGTCGGTCATAGCCGGGTTTCTGCTATTTACAGCCATTGAAAAGCCTCCCCGCGATTTCCTTTAATCCACTGATCCTTAGCGGCTGCGCGTAGTCTTTCGGCTGACTCGGCGCCCCTTTGCCTTTCGACGTTAAATAGATAACTGTCGCTGCGATCGCTACCATGCTGGTGCGCAAGGCGTAGCACATAACTGACTTCACAGCGGAAACGATGTTGCTCAACCTCTTCGCGTGCAGCGCGTTCAGCAGATTCGCGATCCTGGCCTCCGTCAAACTCACGGATTGCTGCTTTTTCTTCGAATAGATCCTGTTCGACATTGCTTATGCCTTCACCCATGATTGACCGTCCCAACGGTTTTTAAGAATGTCGCCAACAACGTGGCCAGCGGCGCGCAGATCGTCAACAATCTGAGCAAACGCGTTATCTGAGCGCGCCAGATCCAGAACGGCATTAAACGCAATCGCGCTTTTTGGTTGCCTCGCCCAGCCAATGAAGTCTTTCTTCTTTTTGGTGACCGTATTCACATTGGTAGCGAACTCGGCGACCTTCACCGGGTTGGCCGCCGGTGATGGCAGCGCAGCAAGATCTGGCCTTGGTGCTTTACGGCACAGCCCAAGAAACTCAGGAAGCGTCGGCGGGAATGGGTGCTCATCCAGGCAGCTCAGCGCATAACCAATAGCTTTTGGGTTGTCAGCAAAGCCAGCCAGCTTTTCAGACCACAAGGATTTGACATTGGCCAGATTGGTGTTGCCCCACATGTTTAGCCACTTAGACCCGTATGCCGCCTCAAGGCGATCAAACAATCGATCAATCCAGGCGTCAGGCAACGCGTGTTGCCGAACCGTTGACGGTGCGTTCATCATTTCCCCTCATGGCGTTTTTCTGGGCGACGTAGTTCTCGGCCGCAGTTAGTGGGCGGCCATTTAGCCGCGACGATTCTTTAACGTACTCAGCTTTGAATGACTGCCAGCCGCGCTCGCAGCAGACAGTTAGCGCTTGCTCCAGAGTGATCCCGGCCTTATTGGCTTCACGGGATATGCCGTCAATGGCGATCTGGGAGACTGGTGCGCGCTTTGCTTTGCGTATTGCAGAAAATGAATCCCAGACTTCCTGGCTTACATCGACTGGTTTCTGAACAACATCTCGCTTGCGCTTATCTACTACTTTAGTAGTAGATATATTGGTTATTGGTTCTTGGTTAGTTGACGGATGTTCAACGACTGTTGAGCGTGTGTTCAACGACTGTTCAACGGTTGTTGCTTTGCCTTTGTTTCTGCGGCTTTCTGCACTGGCTTTACCTGCTGCTGATGCACTTTCCTGCTTGCGCTTGAATGTTTCCAGCTCTTTTTCGATGCGCTCATGTGTCCATGTGTCGCCGTTGTTCTCGAAATATCTACCCAAAACATACGAAACAACGTCGCCGTGTTCAGCCATTCCGATCAACCGTGCAACATCTGTTGAACGACCGTTCAACGGCTGTTCAGACAAATAATATTCGTCCATCAATCGCCGGTAAGCCAAGTCTTCGAGAAGCGAAAGCCCACGCGTGTGGCTTGCGTAGTCTCCGATATGAAATGGGTAGTAGTTCATTGCTCAGTCCGGGTAAATGTCTGGTCGCAGCGCTGTGCGTTTAATCCCAGTTGCTACCTCAACGGCAATGACTTTTTTGTGTGATACCTGGCCAGAATCGACCCACTGCTGAACCGCTTGCGGTGTAACGCCGCACGCTCGCGCCAAACTTGATTGACCGCCAGCGATACGCACTGCTGTCATAATTGGTGTCTCTGTGTTCATGTGTACGCCCTTGTTGATTACAAGCGTATCTTGCAGCAAACCCCGGATTGTGTCAAGTGTTTCTTGTAGATTACTACAAGGTTTCCTTGTATAATCAAATCATGACCAAGAAACTTTCAGAACGCATTGCCGCTCTGTTGCTTGCCAAGAATGGCGGCAACCAGTCCGAGCTTGCGCGCCACGTCGGTGTATCTCCCCAGGCTGTCCAGCAATGGCTCGCCGGGGAAACATCGCCACGTGGAAAGAATCTTGAAAAGCTGGCAGGGTTTCTAGGCGTAGCACCAGCAGAGCTGCAATACGGCACGGCCACCAAACTGATTGAATTCGACTCGCACCCTGACCTGGTTCCGGTAAAGCGCGTCAAGTTCAAACTAAACGCCGGTGTAAGCGGTTTCGCTATCGAACTTGATAATGGCGACGCGACCCCCGTTTTCTTCCGCAAAGACTGGATTGATAAAAACAACTTCAATCCTGACAAACTCTTTGCCTTTAGGGTTTCCGGCGCGAGCATGGAGCCGAGCCTTTGGGATGGCGACCTTGTTGTGGTTGATACCAATGACCCACGGCCAACTGATGGCGACGTATTTGCTGTCAACTATGAAGGCGAAATGGTAATCAAGCGCCTACGCCGGGACGGTGGCGAGTGGTGGGTAGCGTCAGACAACGCAGACCAAAGACGCTTCGCCCCAAAGCGCTGTAATGGCGAATCGCTGATTATCGGCCGGGTCGTCTATAAGCAGAGCGAACGTATATGAGGTGCGGCCTTGCGTTTTTTGCAGGATTCTTCCTGGCTGCAATAATGGTCTACTTACAGACTGGGGGGCTGTATGGTTGCGCAAAGAATGAATACCCAAGTGCAAACTCGATAGAATTCTGGTGTTCGGCAAAGCCGATACCAAGAGGCGAATGAATAAACGCTAACATAAAACCAATTGCCGCCATGTGGCGGTATTTTTTTGTCTCTCGTTACAAGTTTGTCTTGACACAGACAAGATTTACTTGTAAGATTCGCTTGTAGTTTGAAAACGCAACAGAACTCCCGCCGAAGGATGGCGTGCTGAAACGGGAGCAAAGCCCTAGCAAGGCGGTTCTGGACGAAAACGGTTTAGCCAAAGGCAACCAAGTAGTCACGCAGCGCAGCACACGGGGCGGGAAACCGCGTTTGTAAAGGTATCAGGAGATGTATATGCAAGTAACCCAAAAGACCAAATGCCGCATCGCGCTGGCTTTTGTTGCGGCTCTTGTTTGCATTGCCGGTGAAATGGATTACCAGGACGCGGTAAAGACCGAGCAAGCAGCAAAGGAAATGAAAGAAGCACGGGAGGCCAAGTGGGCTACGTACCAGATCAACCGCTAAACCCGCCCGAAAACGACTATCTGCAAGACCGAATCGACCGTGATGAAGCGCTTGCAGATCAGTGGCACGACGAACAGCGGGAGCGTGAGTGATGGACGACTCGGGACTGATGTGGTGGCAACAGGCAGGACAACAACAGGAATACGAACAGGGGAATCGAAATGAACGAAGCGACGCAGCAAAACAAGTTTGTCGAGTTGGCGCAAATAAACGTCAACGACCATGTAGAGAAAAAATCAAATCTTTCCTATCTATCATGGGTGTGGGCAGTCGATCAGCTAATGCGGAAAGATCCGCAGGCTAACTGGGAGTTCCACGAACCTAGTCAGTACGGCGATACTTTGATGGTGTCATGCACCGTTACCGCATTCGGTAAGCCAATAACGATGCACCTGCCAGTCATGGATCATCGCAATAAGGCCATCGTTAATCCAGACGCCTTCCAGGTAAATAAGAACATGATGCGATGCCTGGTAAAGGCTATCGCGTGCCATGGCCTGGGGCTATACATCTACGCCGGTGAAGACTTGCCATCTGATGCTGATGGAGAAAGTCAGAATAAAAAGCCAGACAAGGCAGCAAACCAGCCTGCGCCAATGACCGACGACGAGGCAAATGCGTGCGTCAAGGCAATGCGTGCCTGTAACGACATTGAAGCGCTAAAGGGCATATTCGGCGGTGCATACAAGCGCGCTAACGACGATCAGAAGGCCACGATCAAAACCGCTTACGACGTCTGCAAGGATGTTCTAACCACGCCAGCGCAGGAGGCAGCATGAAACTCGACTTTATGAGCTTCGGCCTAGATAAGTTCGCGCCAGACGGCAATCGCAATCGTGCCGTATTGACCCACGACGACAAGACAAAGATCGAGGTCATGCAGTTCCTGTCTCAAGAAACCCTTGCGGCAATCGAGCGAGACGCCATGGCTGCGGCCGCCAATACTCTCAAAATACCACTATAGGTTTAATCATGAACATCATCACGCTAGACATTGAAACGATCCCAGCTCAAGATCCGGAGCACCTTAATGAGCTTATGAAAACCGCAACAGAAGCGGCAGAAAATGAGGTTGCCGCACTTAAGCCGCCGGGTAATCTAAAGAAACAGGAAAGCATTGACGCATGGATAGCCGATGAAATGCCAATTAAGGCAGCGGCTATTCGTAGCAACG